TCTTCTCGGCCTCTGCCTGATCGGGCGCGAGAAGGGCAGCAAGCGATGGCTGATCTGGGCGCATGCCTGGGCATGGTCGATCGTGTGGAAGCGTCGGCAGGACATAGCCTCGAAGCTCGACGAGCTCGTCGCGGAGGGTTCGCTCACCCGGTGCGAGATGCCCGACGACGAGATCGCGCTCGACGAGATCGGCGAAGGCGACGACGTTGAGGAAGGAGACGATCTCACCGAGGATGTTCGGGGCGTCGTCGACATCCTGATCAAGGTTCGTGACGCCGGTCTCTTCCCGGACCAGGAGGCGATCGGCCTCGATCCCGCAGGCGTCGCCGCGATCGTCGACGAGCTGTCGGCGAACGACTTCGACGATCGAATGCTGAAGGCGATCCCGCAAGGGTGGCGCCTCAGCAGCGCGATCAAGGGACTGGCGCGGAAATGTGCGGCCCGGACGGTGCGCCATGGCGGCACGGCGATGATGGCCTGGTGCGTTGGCAACGTGAAGCAGGAGCCACGCGGCGCGAGCGGCGTGGCGATCCTGAAGCAGTCGCCCAGTGCGAAGATCGATCCTGTCGCGGCCATGTTCTCGGCCGCGATGCTGATGAGCCTCAACCCTCAACCCGGCGACGATGGGCCGTCGGTCTATGAGGAGCGGGGTATCCTCGAAATCGAAGTGGATTATCTCTGATGGGACGTCTGGCCAACGCCCTCAGGGCATTCGCTGCCCCGGCGACACGTGCGACCGGGAGCACGGCTGTCGTGGAGGCCGGCGAGCATTACGGACCGTCGTCGAGCGTCGGCGCGAACGATGGCTGGTTCCTGAAAATGCTTGGCGGCGGGCCGACCAAGGCCGGCACCTTCGTGTCGGAAGGCAACGCGCTCTACACGCCGGTGGTGTTCGCGTGCGTGAACCGGATCTGCAATCCGCTGGCGAACTTCCCCGTCGCGATCGTCCAGCCGGACAATCGCGGCGGTTGGACGCGTGTCGACGAGCACCCGATGTCGCAGCGGCTGGGTCTCCGCCCGAACGACTACATGTCGTCGCGGACGTTGCGGAAGACGACGCAGGGCCATGCCCTGTTGTGGGGCAACGGCTATCAGGAGATCGAGCGGAATGGCCGTGGCGAGGCCGTGGGGCTCTGGCCGCTGCTGCCCGACCGCACGCGGCCGCATCGTGTTGACGATCGCCTCGTGTTCCGGACCAACATCGCCGGCACGACCTACGAGCTGGATCAGCAGAACGTCGCCCACATCATGGACCTGAGCCATGACGGCTACATCGGTCTGTCGCAGGTGGCGCTCGCCCGCGAGGCGATGGGGATGGCGAAGGCGCTGGAGACCTTCGGCGGCAAGTTCTTCGCCAATGACATGAAGTCGGGCGGGTTCCTGATGCACCCGGGCAGGCTGAGCCCGCGGGCGCGGGGCAACGTGCGCGGCCCGGATGGTCAGCAGAAGGCCGCGCCGGAGAACCCGGCCGCGCCGATCGAGAAGCAAGGCGGCCTGGAGAACGCGCACCGCATCAAGGTGCTCGAAGAAGGCATGAAGTTCATACAGACGACGATCCCGCCCGAGGATGGTCAGTTCCTGGCGACGCGCGAGTTCCAGATCGCCGAGATCGCGCGCATGTACGACGTGCCGCTCGTGCTGCTGCAGAGCCACGAGAAGTCGACCAGCTGGGGTTCGGGCATCGAGCAGCTGATGCTCGGCTTCATCATGCAGACGGTCGCGCCATGGGTGCAGGCGACCGAGCAGGAACTGACGTGGAAGCTGTTCACGGAGGCCGAGCGCGCCCGCGGGCTTCGGGTCAAGTTCAACATGAACGCGCTGCTGCGCGGCGACATGGAAGCCCGTGCCGCCTTCTACAAGACGATGTTCGAGCTCGGCATGACGATGAACCAGATCCTCGCGCTGGAGGACATGAACGGCATCGGTGACGACGGTGACATCAACTTCGTGTCGAACAACGTCCAGACACTCGAACGCGCGAAGATCGGCCAGCCGCTCGCGATCACGCGCAGCCGGGCTGGCGAACGGGAGGACGGTGAATGAAGTATCCCTACCTGCTCGCGGCCTTCGCGTCCGAGTTCTGGGCGATGGAGGAGACCAAGCTCCTCGCGATCGTCGACTTCCTCGCCATGCAGGCCGAAGGGCAGAAGCTCAGCGCCGAGGAGATCGAGGCGCGGATCTCGCCAGCGACTGCGAACGCCGTGGCGCGCAAGGAAGGCGCTGTCGCCGTAGTGCCGCTGCGCGGGATCATCTCGCCGCGCGCCAGCGTGGTGGAGAACAGCTCCACCGGTGGTGGAACAACGGCCGAGGGCTTCGCCGCTTCGATCGACCGCATGGCGGACGATGATGGCGTGAAGGCGATCGTGGTCGACAGCGACACGCCCGGTGGAAACGTGCTGGGCGTCGACGAAGCGTCGGCCGCGGTCGCCGCGGCGAAGGAGCGCAAGCCTGTCATCGTCCAAGTGACCGGCAACCTCGCTAGCGCCGGCTACTGGATCGGCTGCTCGGCGAGCGAGATCGTGATGTCACCGAGCTCGGCTGCGGGCGCGATCGGGGTGCGCACCGCCTATGACGACGTGACCGAGGCGCTCGCCAAGGCCGGGGTGTCGCGCGAGATCATCGCGGCCGGCAAGTTCAAGGGTGAGGGCCTGCTCGGGCCGCTGTCCGATGACACCCGCACCTACATGCAGGGCCGCATCGACGACTATTACGGCATGTTCGTCGACCGGGTCGCCGCGGGACGCGGCGTGACGGCCGCTGCCGTGCGCGACGGCTTCGGTCAGGGCCGCATGCTCGGCGCCAAGGCGGCCGTGCGCGAGGGAATGGCCGATCGCGTCGCTATCATGAAGGAAACTCTGGCACGCTTCGGCGCTGGTGACCCTGCCCCGCGCCGGTTCGCGCCGGAACGCGAGAAGCGAGCGCTCGCGCTCATCTGAAATCCTGCCCTTGGGAAGGGATCGTCCCGCTCGCTGTCGGCGCGAGCGATCGAGGACGCATGTCCGACAACATCGAACAACGTGGCCTGCGGGCCGGGAGATCATCTATGCGGAAGACCATGCTTCTCGCGGCCGCGTCCATGGTCGCGGTCATCGGCCCCATGTCGGCGAATGAGCGCCTTCGCGGCCGCTACATGCGCGACGGCGACGGGCACAATGCCCCTCTGACCGGCCTCGCTGCGCTGCGCGCGCAGCGCAACACCCTCGTCGCCACCATTCGCGGGATGATCAACGCGGCGGAGACCGAGAACCGGGATTTCACGGCGGAGGAGACGGCGACCTATGACGAGCACCAGGCGACGCTTGCCGCGCTGACCACGCGTATCGACCGCCTGGTCGGCATCGAGACGGCGGAAGCGGCTGGCGATGCCGTCACGCCGGCGGTGTCGCGCCGGCAGGGCGTATCCGCCCCCCCGGGTCCGCATGGACGTCGCGAGTTCGAGAGCCTCGGCGAGTTCATGGCTGCCGTTCGCTTCAACCCGAACGATCAGCGGCTGAACTTCGTCGAAGGTGTCGGCGCTCAGGGCGAGGACGGCACCGAGATCGGAGCCGAGCTCCGCATGGACGATCATCAGACGGGCGGTGGCTTCCTGGTGCCGACGCAGTTCCGGCAAGAAATCATGCGCGTGCAGGAGCAGGACGCCTTGGTTCGTCCGCGCGCCAACGTCATCCCGGCCGGCTCGCCGCCCGATGCCGCGCTTACCATCCCCGCGCTCGACCAGAGCGGAGCCGGGCCGGCCAACATCTTCGGCGGTGTGCAGGTCCAGTGGATCGAGGAAGGGGGCGACAAGCCGGAGACCGACGTCAACCTGCGCTCAATTACGTTGGAGCCGAAGGAGGTCGCCGGCACGATCGTCGTCACCGACAAGATGCTGCGCAACTGGCAGGCCGCGAGCGCCTTCCTCGAGAACTTGCTGCGCGGCGCGGTGACGCAGGCGGAGGATTACGCCTTCCTGCGCGGTGATGGCGTCGGCAAGCCGCTCGGCGCGATCAACTCGCCGGCGATGTTCCTTGTCAACCGCCGGACGGCGGGTCAGGTCACCTATCTCGATCTGCTCGATATGGTGTCACACCTGCTGATGCGTGGCGGCACCGCGCCAGTCTGGTCGATGCCGCAGGGCGCCCTCGTTCAGATCGCCACCCTGCAGGATCCGGAGGGCCGCTACATCTGGAAGCCGGATGCGCGCGACGGCTTCGCCGGCACCCTGCTCGGCTATCCGGTCCGTTGGAACAACCGGGCGCCGGTGCTGGGCACCCGCGGTGACATCACGCTCGTCGACTGGTCGCAGTACCTGATCAAGGACGGCTCTG